ATCTGCAAATTCTTAGGAATAAGAATTATGTGGTCTGGCATCGGTATGCCAGCTAAAAACACATAGCCTCCAATTTTAAATTAGTGACAAGCTCGAAAGATTGGTCTTTCTGAGCTTGACCTTCCGAGGGATATCGATAATCCCGCAGTCGGTCCGGCTATCGTCCCGGTCTAACCAGAATGTATCTGGCTTGACCAGCTTACTTTTTAAGTAACGATAGGGGCATGCGCCGATCACTTTCACCTTCTTGGGTCTTACGACCCAACACGATATGACTGTGTGAGTCCCATCAGCGTGGCGTGGAAGTAAGGACGCTAGCAAAGTTGAATCTTCAACATAGCGGCCTAAAACTTCTGAATCGCCTGAAACATATGGGAGGTCACCCAGGGCGTTCTCGAGTGCGCCGTATAGAACGTTAGATGCGCTATGGAGCTTTGCTTTTACGAGCTCCCTCGCATGGCGTTCTATTTGTAAAACGGCAGCGGCCCGATTCCCAAAGGCGACCTTATATCCGCAGGCAGACGCGCGAGCGTCACCCTCGGAATTACTCAACCGTAGTCTCACCGGCGTGACATCATTCCCGTGGAGGTAATCTCCACCGCATGATTCGCGGAAAGGCCCTCGCCAATAAGATTTGTTCTTATTGACTTCAAGTCCTACGAAAGTAAGAGCTTTAAAGGCCAAATCCACCCATTCTACAGGGACAACGATGTCATCCCCGTAGACATACACGTTTTTCATTACGTGCTGGTGCGGAATCCGAAGACTCTTGCTCACATGCGTACATATGGCGAGGTGTATAACCAGCGCCATACAAGGAAATGTGTAACCGCTCCCCATTCCTGCTAGTTTTCTAAGAGTGTGTTTAGAGCCGTCAGGTAAGACGGTTTCGTGAACGCGAAACTTAAGACACGAGTAGATGGGGAAATGTCGAAAGAGATGTCTAATGATAGCGTAAGATACGCGATCAGAAGCATCCTTAAGGTCGATGGTTGCATAGTCACGGAAGATAGAAGAATGGTGAGCCAATTCTTTATTGATCTGTTGATCTTTAAAGTTGACCCTGAAGTGCGTGTCCCGCTCCAAAGCTGAGCTAATTAGGCTGTTAAAACCTAATTGGGCCGCAAGGAGATGATAGGGTTCACGTACTATTACTCTGGGGCCTCTCGAGTCCTTCGGGACAAAGAGAACTTCGGAACAAGAAGAGGACTCAGCGACGACCTTAGGCCGCCTTTGATGCTTATTAAGCCTCATTGGGGCGATAACGTCGAAGGTCGCATTCGTAGCTGTAATTGGAAGGCAGCGATGCCGCCAATAGCGCTCCTCAGCACCAGCATAGGTGCCAGGGCCAAATCTCGCATAACGCTTTAGATCGTCATACGCGATTTGTTTCGTGCGACAGTAATTAGCAGAGAAGTTCTTTCTCATACTATCAACGAAATGATGATCGTATTCGTTACAACCGAACACATCCTTGTCGACACTCACAAATTTCCTCGCTGCTTCCTCGATGGTTGCAGAAGGGAACGGGAGTGCTAACTTAAAGGAGTATTCGCAGACTTGTCTGATGCAGTACAAACTGACTGGATCAGGGACATCTGAACAAATCCATTGATTGGATCCATTGTCGAAAACGAAGAGACTCTTAAGGTAACCTTGGAAGATCACAGGGAGCCCTTTTCTGAGACGTATTGAAGTCCCGAAGTTTGACCAAAACCCTTGCTCAATACAGAGTAGGACGTGTTTGGAAAACGCGGGTAACGTTTCAGTTACGAACTTATAGCCTTCATTTCGGAGGCGTTTTAAGATGTAAAGTCTCGTTTGTATTTCTACACACAAGTCCTTCATCAATGCCCCATAAAGCGAAACTAAATCGATCTCCATTATGCTCCGTTTTGGCCTTTCGGTTAAAATGGGAGTGTAGGAGTGAGAAGAAAGCGGAAGAAAATAAACGCAGACTAAGATTCGCCCATCGTAAGACGGGTGACAGTGTCAACTGTTAAAAAGTTTGACAGGTCAGTAGCCAAAGAGTCAATTTCAGCGGCGGTGAAGCCGGAAGACGGGGTAACAATTGAAACTGTTACTGTAGCCGTCTTTCGAACTACGACACCACCGACTGTGACGTCTTTCTGGAGAACTCGCGAAACCGAAGGACGGAGAGGGTCAGATTTACTGGCCCCACGTACGACGAAAGAATCGTCAGGGTCCCCGAAAGACAAGGTCGACTTTGTATATCGACCATCGGCTCTGGGAGCGAAGTTTACGGTCTGCGAGGTAATTGTACCGAATGGCATAGTGATTCACGGCTATAGGCGACGGAAACGTCCCTGTTTGTCGCGAAACAGTAGATACCAGGTATTAAAGGCCTTAGCAAAGTCTAAGCCACTTTCGTCAATCGAAGGTTCTACAGTTAGGACCGTCGAAAGAGGAGCGCGCTTAAAACCCTCCAAACTTATTGGAGTTAATGCTATAGGCTGAACAGTATATGGGACTATATAACCTACACCTTCAAAACTGAATTTGCAGGTTTGCCAGCCGCTAAAATAAACTGTTTTTACCCAGCCGCCTCTCCTTAGAGATTCCAGAAAGGAACCGATAGGGAGAAACCAATCGATTACGAAAGAGAGTGGGACGATGTCCCACAATGTTGCGAGATCAGGGTGGAAACCCAAACGATCAAGCATAGACTCGATCTCGAGGTAGGAATAGTCCGCAACACCGCTAAGGCGGTATATGCAGCTAAGAGTACCTTCAAGTTCGATTATACCGGAGTTGGGGAAGAAATTCCGAAAGTTCTGTCTCGTGACAGAATAGTTACTCTGGTAACGATCCTCGTAATCCAACTCGGCAATTCTTTTCGAGATATTGCTGAGTGCCTTAAGAACTGCTTGTACTTCTGAGACAAAAGGAAGTACACCCCAAGTAAAGGAACCATACGAAATCTGGCGCCAAAACTTCTTTGTAAAGAGTGCCAAAGTTTCGTCCCATTCTGCCAAAAGCATAATGAGACTAGCTTCAGTGGAGGACGGAAGTTTCCCCCAATTCAGCGAATTTGGGACTGGGATAGCAATCTGGAGATGAGGTACAAAATTACGCCAAGAATAGGCTAATGAGCCATTTGGCGGAAAAGTGCGACCATCCCAAGGCGGCCCCGTATACTCGTCCCAAGAACAAGGGACGTGTTTCACGTGGAATACAGAGCAAGAGCCCGGGTAAGAGCTCTCGTTCATATACTCAGTGTAAGTCTGGGCACCATTCGGCGCGAAAACCGTATGGAACCAGGTGATATCACCTTGAGTTCTAATTCGTGGGGGCATTGTACTGTTTCGGGGGGTCAGTGGCCGAGAGGCCGCGGACCCCTCAGAGATAGAAGTTAGCGTTGGCTAGCGGCGAACACAACCGTTCCCGTTCATAAGATCGACGACTAACGCGAAGGTTAGCCGCCCTGCGGCCAATTGTGTAGACGGCTAGCCA